TGCCGGTTGTACCTTGAGTTCCGCTATAGCCGGATATACCTGAATAACCAGAAGCTCCATCAGAAGGGCCTTGAGCACCAGTTATACCTTGAGCACCGATTTCGCCGGAATAGCCCGATGTGCCTTGAGCGCCGGTTTCGCCGGAATAGCCCGATGTGCCTTGAGCGCCGGTTTCGCCGGAATAGCCAGATGCACCTTGTATGCCGGTTGTACCTTGAGTTCCGCTATAGCCGGATATACCTGAATAACCAGATGCTCCATCAGATGGGCCTTGTATGCCTGTAATACCTTGAGTGCCCTGAATACCTTGCACGGTAGCAGTAGTCTGTCTGGTACCATCAGGAAATTTAAGGCCACCGTTTTGTACCCACAAATTATCTGCACTTGTTGCTGGCACTACAATAATACTGCCTGAGTCTCTTGCAGATAAAGTAATATTACCAGAATTATAATTGTTAATTATATCAACTTGTAATTTAGGTATTTGTACTCCGTAAGATTTACTACTATTTTCTATTCTAAAATCTGCATAACCTATTCCGGGGGTAGGGTATACATCCGGGTTTGCATCAAAAATTATAGTGTTGTTATCTCTGTATAGTTTTAACGATACCGCGCTTGTACTAGTACTATTAGCGCCGCTTAATAAAGAAAATTTAATGGACCCATTATTATAAGGGGTTAAAATTATATCCGTAGCAGAATTAGCGGAATTAGCAGTACCAGTGGTGGTTAGTAATAAACTTTCTCCTCTAGCATTTATAACTAATCCACGCGCATAAGACTCCCCATCCCCTGCAGTTTTTACCGGCCAAAAAGTACCAAATGGTGTTAAGCTGTCTCCGTATGTTTGAGCAGGATCCTGTATAAGATTTAAACCTGCATAGCCCGGGGTGTCAGAATTAATCTGTAGCCGGGCTGGTCCGTTATTAACATTTTTTACATTAATGGTACGACCTTCTATTTCTAAATACCTATCTTTTTCTAAACCGTAACCAAACCCAGCACTTTTTAAACTTATTTTGCCTTTAGTACCAGCTTGTATAGTAATAGATGTAGTGGGTTCTAGGGCGCTCATTACTACAGTGCGCGTTCCATTATCTAAAAAGGTAGTTACATTAGCTGAAGAAACCGGGGTAGTACCGAATTCATATATTTCTTGATTGCCTACCGTGACTTTTCTAGTTAAAATGCCGTTATTACCAAGCATTTCAATTTTATACCCGCTCAATGCCTGCAAACGAGAAGGAACGTATATACCAGGAATTACATCATTATACCCTGGGCCAGAAGTAATAGCTATACTTGTAGAACTTAATAGGCCATATAATGTTAGTCCCTCATTACTATCATCTCCAAATTTTGGCCACCATGGTCTATCTCCTATTGCAAAACGAGTACCTGCAGACACTCCTGGGTAACCATTAACTCTATAAAACTCTAGCCAAGTACCGCCAAATGCCTGTCCTTGCAAATCATCTATTAATTGAGTACCGGTGCCTGTAGTTTTATGTTGAATATAACCGTTATTTGCAGAAAGAGTAATATTACCGTTATGATTAGGGTTTGATGTGCCTATTATATAATGAGATGCGACAGTCCGGAAGGCATCAAACGCGCTTAGCACCATAGACTGATCTGTTGTACCGAAGCCTGACTGTACTATAGGGTCAGCATATATAATTAAATTATTCGCTGAAGTGATACTAGTATTATTATCAAAATTACCGTATAACGGGGCATTACCCACAGTCATTCTTCTAGTTAACGCGCCCTTTGGACCGACTAATTCAACTTTAGAGTCGTAACTATTGACTGCGCTTAAAGATGGAATATAAATACCGGGTATACTGTTTTTATAGCCCGGGCTAGAGGTTATAGCAATACTTGAGTCTTTACGAGTGCCGTAAATTTGTAGTCCTTCATTAGATTCTCCTGCTCGAGGCCACTGTACCGCGTCTGCTATTTTGTATGCAGTACCTACAAAGACGGAACTAGCTGCATTGGTTCTATAAAATTCTATCCAGTTACCGCCGTATGTAGTTTCATTTAAATTGTCTTTTATCTGTATGCCAGTACCTACTGTATCAAATATTATATAACCATTATTTGCTGATAAAGTTATATTACCGTTAAGTAACGGGTTAACAGTGCCTATTGTATGCTCTGTTGCAAGAGACTTTAAGTTTTTGTATGCACTTAAAGTAATTGTGTCGCTACTAGTAGGAAAAATTAAAATATTATTTGCTGAAAGCGCGCTTGTACCGAAATTACCATATAATGGCGCATAACCTACTAAAAGTTGCTTAGTTTGAGCGCCGTTTGGGCCAATAAGCTCGACTTTTGCACCGTAATTTGTCGCGCTACTAACTGAAGGTACATAAATGCCTGGTATAGTATTAATATACCCGGTAAAAGATGTTATAGCAATACTTGAGTCTTTACGAGTGCCGTAAATTTGTAGTCCTTCATTAGATTCTCCTGCTCGAGGCCACTGTACCGCGTCTCCAAATTTATAAACCGGTCCTGAGTTAACCGACGCGCTTAGTGGATTTGCTCTTTCTAGTTCTAACCATACTCCGCCGAAATTGCTTTGTTGTAAATCATCTTTAATTGTTAAGCCTGGCCCTATCGTATCAATAACAACTCCGCCGTTATTAGCAGACAGTGTAATACTACCGTTCAATAGAGGGTTGGTAGTTTTTATATCTATATGAGCTGCTTTTTCAATTAATCTATCGTTTGGTACACCGTAAACAGTACCACCTGAAGACACGCTAATATTATAAGTGTTAATATTGCCCCCACCAGCACTCAACGCAGAAACTGCCGCATTTAAGTTAGCGAAATTAGTGTTGATAATAGTTCGACTATCTTTAAGGTAATCTGAAGGCTGTAAAACGGTAATGTTGGCCATGAGTATTAATATTATTTAGTGTAAACGGCTATATCCTATGAAGAATTGCAGGTGGTAAGCCAAGTATAAACATTACCTTCCCAAGTAAATGTAGCGTTTTGCCAATCAATGCATATTGGGTCCACGGTTATTACTTTTATGCCGCTTAAAGCATACGGAAATTGTACAGGAGAATTAGCAATATATGTATCTTTAGATAGGATACCATAGCCTGCAGGGTTTACTAAAATAATATCAAAAAATCCTCCGTCTGCCGCGTCAATAGGGGCTTGATAATTTACAACCATCTTATTGTTGGTAAGAGTTGTATAATTTAATGCAGGTACTAACCCTGTTAATGTTGGATATTTTGCCGAAAGAGAAGGGATTGTTGAAAATGCAGATAAAGTTACATACCCATACGGATTAGGGCCTGTTCCACCGCCTCCAAACATACCCGGCACGGATCCACTTAAATATACCGCGTTTACTTTGTCGAACATATCCCCAAGTAAAGTACATGTACCCGATAAGCTTGTAGGAGTTAACCAACGATCCGTATAGTTAATAAACGGTCTAGCTGATACTGTAACAGTCTCGTTATACTCTGTACCATTAAGAGCGTTAAGTATACTATAAATGTTACCATATGCGCTTTCAGATTGCGGTATAGCGGAAACCGCGTAAAAATTGCTGTCTATTTTATAAATTCTACCTACCGGGCTTACGTCTGACTTAAACAACCAACCCTTTATAGTAAATGAAGTGTCGCAAGTAACTCTGGCCGGCTGATTGTTATTAAGGTCCATTGGGTACCCTAATCTCAAATTACCGTCCCATAATACTTCTGTTCTTATTTCTTTATACGGTAAACCATCTCTAGTCCAAGAAATTATAAAGTAAGGATCACTCCAAGGAACAAAATTGCTAAGAATTTGATCCATGTCGGTTTGAAACCGAGTCATTATACTGATATTAACTGTTATATTAACAGGGATAGGTTGTAATTCATGTACTTCTTTATTGTCATTAATAGCGGCAGGATAATAATTGCCTTCTATTTTATTAAATACTCTCGAAACGTCCCGAGAAATACTAGAAATATGAAAAGCTACAGCGGGTAAGGTTATTGTTTGAGCTTTATCAACTAAGTCGAATAGGACTCTTTGCTTAGGCGCATAAACATAACGAACAGCTACCGCAGAACCGGCTTGACGAGTATTATTAAAGCGTTTTACAATAGCCCCGTCAAAGGCTTGTAAAAACTGCGTTAATAAATCCTTAATCTCCCAGTGGTAATTGTAATTTTGCACTCATAATACTTACATTACTCTATCGAGAAAATGTTTAGGTAAAATTTTACTGTTTTCCACGATAACCTTGCCACACAATCCATCAAGAATATAGGTCACACTTTCATCTTCCTTGGTTCTTGTACAGCGGCCAGCCGCTTGTATTAAGGAAATAAACATTTTCATTTGGTACCAACTTTTTTCTTTATCGAAAAGCATGGAAATGCGTTTGTTAGCAAGGGAAGGGTACGGCAATTTTACTATAATCTGCCACTTTCCCAGATCCCCCTTAAGATCCAGTCCCATAGTGAGAGAAGGACTCACCAAAACTGTAGGGTCTGATCGTAAATTATGCTCTCTTACTATCATTTCGTTAGTTGATCCTTCTTCTCTATACAAAAACCTCTTACCTGATAAGCGATTTTGCACAGCTTGAGTAATTGCAAACGAGTGAGTATGTATAATACCCTTTTCAGTTTTATGATTTTCAGCTATTTGTTCAATTAAATCGATAATTTTAGGTAAATTGCGGTCTAAAGTAGCTCGACTCAATGGAAATTTATTATGACAATAAATAGGACTCTTTTTTGCGTCAAAAGTTGAAGGTATATCTATGTATTTGTAATCTGTAATACCGAGATTTCGCGCAAAAACGTCTTTATCAACAATAGTTGCACTCATTAACACGATCGTCTCTGCAAAATCAAATAAACAAGAGGTAAGTTTGTCTATTTTATAAGGAGTGATTGAGACTTTTTCAGCGTCTTTCTCAACTATATACTGTGCATCTTCCCAATGATTAACAGTATGTGCAATTGACTCAAAAATATCTTTACGAAGCTGTTGTTTTACAATTTCTGCTTTATTTTTTTCATAACGAGGGCGCTCATTGAAAGAATCAATAGTACGTCCTAGAGCAGCTGACACGTCTGCCAACCAGCCAAGTACTTTAGCGGGTGCATCTGAGGTGAGTTTACTAACTGAAGCGTCAACATATGCTAACTGCTTGTAATTAATCGTTACAGAATAGTATTTTACTATTTCATCTTCAAGTTCTGAGCACTCGTCGCAAATAATAATTTGTCTTCTTTTGACGTGGTCAGGCAAATTAAAGAAAGAAGCATAATTAAGCACTGAAAACTGATCAACTAAAGCGCTGTTTCTAGTTTCGTAGTACGGACAAATACAGTCTGCCCAGCAGCGTCTTTTCTGATTCGGAGAAATAACACAAGGAGCATGTTCCACAGTAAAACTATCATCAATTTCGCACTGATAATTTATTTTACCCTTAAACACTGTACTAGAAGGAAACAGTTCTTTATATTGATTTTGTAAATTTTTTGTAGTCGTAAGCGCAAATGCCCCGTGAGGTGTGAATTTATCAAACGCCCCGATATGGTCCTCGTCATAAGCCGCATAAGTCTTAACAAGACGGGAATATTCTGCATTTACTGTACTAGTAGTATTAGCAAGTGTCTTACTGAAGAAAGATTTACCAGACCCAGTCGGGGCTTGTACAATAACGAACTTTGTTCCTGAGTTTACGGCATCGGCAATACGGTTGAGACCGTCTATTTGATGTTCTCGCGGCTCAAAACCGTCAGGAAAGTAACTAAGCACACTATTCTTTATCTTCATACTATAGAAGATAAAATATATACCACTCTTCGGGTTTTACAAGGCTGTAATTGTAAGAACGCTGTCGTAAAACCGGCAATTTTTTACTTTAGTGATACTTTTTAGAGTAATTAACAATTCGTAGTCGTTTTCAGCTAAAGTTTCAAGTCGGTAATTAAAGTTAATGCTTTGTTCGTTAGAATCTATCGAAAAAGGAAAGGGTATTTCAAAGGTTTCTTTCTTTTTTTCCGTAATTAACGTGAAAGACATGTAATTGCCTGCTACTTTATACAGTAATAGCTTACCAGATTTGTAGTTTTTATGCTTAAAACTAAAAACTACATTTCTCTGCAGAAGGGGTTTTATTAAATTATCTACTTTTTCAATCATGATGTATGCATAAACTGCACTTTTTGGTTTTCTGGCATTTTTGCTAGTACTTTATTAAAATAATTCCAAAATTGGTCAGGCGGGGTGGTGGGTATTACACTAACCACGTCTACACTTTCGACTGGTACTAGTCTAAAGTCTTGAATAAAAATATCCCAGGTCATGACCAGTCCTTTTTGTTCTGGGCTAAACTTTAACCGGCCAGGCGCTCCGTGAAAATTTAAAGCAACTCTACCTGGTGTACTATTTAATAAATTAGTATCGTTCGTAGCAAGCATTCTTCTACGATAGTCTCCAGGTAGAGGTCGTCTTCGATTAAAAACAAGCTCAACAGCATTGCTGTTGAGTAATTGCACCAAAGAACTCTGAGAAAGCCTCATTTCTTAGCAGGAACAGCTCGGCCAAAAATACGGTCTTCGTTAAGAAACACAATATTTTTAAGGCCGTTCATTTTTGCAGCTTTAAGCCCGAAGTTGCTTGGAAAAATTACATAATCCCCTACTTTAGTTTTGCAGCGAGGTCCTGCAAGAATGACTCGCGCAACTCTCCACGCAGACTGTACTATATTTGCGGGTACGTAAATACCTTCTCTCATAATTGCAGTGTTGTCTTCATTACAATCTGCAAATTGACACATCATTATATCGTCAAGTACTGATTCTAGCTCCCAATCTATAAGGCTAAGATCAGAACTAGCGTAATTTTCAAGACGCACTAATCCTTTTACGTTGTCCGTTTCAATATCTTCATTAGCTTGTAAAGCTTTTTTTCTATCTTCAGGACTGAGGCTTTTTAAATCTCTTTCAAGTTTGTGTTGTAGATTTTTCTTCATTGGGTAAAATTAAATTAAATTGCTCTATGTATTGATTTAGTTCTCTACTGGAAATTTCAAGGTTATTTGCAATTTTTTGGATGTTTTCGTTACTCTTTTTTGTACTTTCTTTTTTAGATTTCTTTATATATTGGATACGTTTAAATTTACATTTAGGTAACGAAGTATTCAGAGCGATATACCATTCTTTATTGTTCTCTAGGCATTTCCAATATCTATTGGTAGTTTCATTCACTATAAACGCAATAGGCTCGGAATGCATAGAGCACCATCGTTGAACTAAAAAGGGCACAAAATCGTTACCCGATTCTATGCCCTCTAAAACTTTATCAACGTCGGTCTTGTATAAAATGCTATTTATATTATCAAACATTAAACAATAACCTTACTTGTCGCGACAAAAATATTATCTACCATCTGGTAAAACAGCTGATGAACCTGTCTCTGAAACAAATCAACCTGCTCCGGGGTAAGATTTGTACTATAAGCGAATGCCGGCGCTTTCTTACCTGCTGTTACGTTAATACCGGTATGCCCGATAGCTACGTTTTCTTTAGAATAGGTAATACTAACTGAAGCCTTACCTCTTTGCTGTACAATACCGCCTTGATCGTGCTCAGCATGCACAATGATATCATCTCCTTTCATTTCAATAGGCTTTTTAATATGACTATGCAAAACATTAGCAATGCTTGTATTAAAAAGACGTTGAAAACACACAGCGCCAAAAGGATCCAAATTAGGTATTTCCCAGCAGAAATTTACCATAGAATCACTGTATATATAATCTTTTTCTAGAGAATCTTCAAGGTCAATAAGATTCAGAGTGACTTCAACTGGCGCTACAAATGAAACAATATTGCCTACAGCAAGAGTTTTGTCTCTAAAATACTTGTAAGCAAAACGCTTGTGAATAAATGAACCGTCGTATACTTTTTGGTCTGTGATGATCATAATTTATTTATAATAGAGTTAAATTTAATATTTTCCATCGGCAAATTTTTGCATAAACCACGCTTGCCCAGCCAACCACTCATCGGTATATCTTTTTAAACCGTGAGAGTTGTGAACTACATCTATATCTGCAGTACCTAGTTTTAATTTATTTTTATTACAGGTTAAACTAAAATCTATATCATAAAAATGTGCCACGCATGGATTGGTTTCGTCAAACCACGTACTAGTGTCTAAGAGAGTTTTAGCTTTAAAAGCTAAAAACAGACCATCAAGTATTAACACTCTGCCTTGATTGCCGAAATGAGTAACAAACGTATCATTTGTACCCTCGTAAACATGAGAGACTCTTCCCTTTAAAGTATCTCTAGGACACATTAAATGCCACAAGCATGGTTCAGTGATTTTCGCGCTTGAACCGCCCGCGAGTCCTACCACATCATATTTTTCTAAGCTTTGCTCCAATTTTTCAATCCAATCGTTATCGGTTATACAGACGTCATCGTGTGTTAATACTAAAACAGCCTCTCGGTCAAATGTAGTAATATAGTTGTTATATACTTTTGCTAAAGAACTTTTATTACCGTATTTTACGGTGATCCCAGCATCACTGAGCCGAGCAGAATTTAGTATATGGTATTTATTATACCTCTGTCTCAATTCTGCTTCAGTATTAGCCTGAGAACAGCTTACAATTAGAGGTTTCATTATTAATCAGTAATAGCTGTATGAACTGGTAAATTAGGAAAAGTTTTTATCATTTCCTCTGCAGGTATTTCATCGTCATTACAGTTAGATTCGTAAATGTAGATGTTATGTAGCTTTTGATTTACGTCATTTATTTTTAATGCTAAATCAACCATACGGCGTCTATGCGCGCTATTGTGATCGCTGCATACATCAACGTGGCTAGTAAACAATAAAGCTTCTAAAATAAGTTGTTTCTCTTCTGTAGTAAGTTGTAACCCCTTCATGCATGTATTGTAGGGGATTAATAGTATTAATCTACTATTTTTTAGGTAGTTTATCTATTTTTTCTATTATTTGGGCGAGAGCCTTATCGGTATTATCTGGCTTGTTGCTTATATAATGTAAAAATATTGAAGTGAAGCTAGAAATTATGGCCACCGCTATAGCAGTCTTAAACTGCCAATTAAGTGTTTTACTTTCTTTGTCTCTGGCTTTACAGGCATCTACTGCGGCTTGTAAGTGTATAATATTTTCCTTAAGCTCTACTTCGATACGAGACATGTCACTTTGTATCATAGTTACTTGCTGCATTAAGCTAGGTTGACCGTTACCATCTCGTACAAGCTTACTCAACAAACGTAAGTCCTCCTTTACGTTAACAATATCTCTATTAATATAGTCTATAGCATCATTAGCCATACTATTACTTAGAGTATGAAATATGGGGACTTAGTTTTAAATGTATATTCTTTTACAATACTAGAGTTATTATTAATTCGGTAAATAGACCCTTCATCTAGCATTTGACTGTTATTAAACATAGTAGAGCAAAAATCTCCATTCTCTACATTAGCATATAGAGTGCAAGAATTACGAGCTATATACGTGTTTTTTGTACGTATATTATAAGCCCAAATAGCTAGTGTACCTTCAAGCTTACTCAGACCTTGCAAACCAAACATATCAAGTACGCGCGGTATAATACAGCTATCTGTACGCCCTTCGAAATTTTCTTTCGAGAAATATTCTTTACCTAGTTGCACAAAATTACTAATAATACCGTTATGAGCTACAATCCAATCTCCAAAGAAAAAAGGATGGTTATTAAGTTCGTTAAATTCTTTAGTTTCGGTAGTAGGTCCACGAGAATGATATAGGTAGTATAGTCCCTCAGTATGTATACCAGGCACACAAGCAGGTTCTGCAAGATCTCTAAACTTACCTTGAGTTTTTTCACATACCCACATACCTAGATCGTCGAGCACTATAGAACCTGAACTGTAATAGCCTCTATCAAGATTGCTCTGATAAAGTAAATACGCTCGGTCTTTATTATTAGAACCAGCTATACCACACATATTATAAATAGGTTAATTCTCTGCAGTTGTACTTAGACCATGGTATATCTTTTTTATAAGCAATGGGGTCGACAGCCTCATTATCAATAAAACCTTTAATTCGAGCAGCGCACGATACGCATTCCCCGCATGCGGGGTCAGTCCCTTCATAACAAGTATGGGTTTGACGGAAGTCTACCTGCAAATTAATACCGGTTCTAATTACTTCTTCTTTGGAGAAAGACATAAACGGAGCCTTGACTTGAATATTATTTTTACGGTTCAGATTATAAACGTCGTTAACTTTATTCAGGAAAAGAGAAGTACAGTCCCAATAACCGCTGAAATCATCAGTTTGTACTGCTCCATAATACAGGTGTTCTGCTCCAATACTTTCAGCCCAACCAGCTGCAGTGGTTAAAAGCAAGAGATTGCGAAATGGTACGTAACTTAAAGGCTGAGCATTACCGATATCTTCTCTAGCCTTAGGAATTTTAAGATCTGTATTAGTTAAAGCAGACATCTTTGAAATGTCTCTAAAGAAATCCATATTAACAATTTTATGTTCGGTCACGCAGCAGTCCTTTGCTTGAAACTTGGCACACTCTATTTCTCGAGCAATCCGCTGACCATAATTAAAAGTAATAGCGTATACCTCTTTATAGTCAAGTACATGTGCAACATGATGGAGCAGCACGGTACTATCCATGCCACCGGAAAGAATAACTAGAGCTTTTGACATATGCTTATAATAGTGAAAAATAATAGAAATTCAATGTAAAACAGTAAATATTGTATATTATGAATATGTTTGAAGAAGTCTTTAATGAGTCTTTAAAAAAAGATCTCTCTCCGAAGCAAAAAAAGATAGCTAAAGTTGCAGGTAACCCTCATAAAATTGATGCCGCGGATTTTAAGACTTTACGTGCTCACAAAGGTAATAAATCAACCAAACCAGAAAAGGGAAAAAAACATGTATTACAGAAAGAAAACTTTGTTGAAGCTCCGAGATCACCGATTAGACCAAAGTCAGATGCCGATTTGCCGATCGGTGCGCCGCACATCGACGACGCAGCCGGAGATGAAGAAGCATTTAGAAAAAGTCTTGACCCAGAAACCGACCCTAAAACTTTCGACGGTGCCAAAAACCCAGCAATAAGATTAGATACGGAGGGAGTGCAAAAAGCAAGAGAGTGGATTGAAAAGCTTGAAAATATGGCTACGTTCATTAACGGTATGGACGAAAACAGTCTCAATGCTCAAATTAATTCTCTTGAAATGCGTAATTCAATACCGTTTAAGGGTATTGTGCGTAGAGAGGAAAAACGTATTACTAAGTTAGCAGAAAATCTTCGCGGCTTAGCAGAACTATTTAAAACTGTAGTTACAAGTTCAGGTAAAAAAATACATGACGCGACCAGCAAAATAAGCCGTAACGGTACCGGTATTTAATTTTCTAGTTCAATCAAAGCTTTAAAGGTCTCTGGAAATATTTCTTCGAGGCCTTTTTTAATGTCCAGAGCTATACTTCTGTGTTCCTTTTGGGTGCCTTCTGCACACCGCAAATCCAAATAATGAATCCAACTACGCAGATTACCTGACATATATATTGTAGTCTGAGTACTGAGTGGTAGAATCATTCTAGCAGATTCTTTCGCAATACCTGCATCAATTAATTGATCGTAAAGCGCTTTTGTGTTACGCTGAGCTTCATCCACTGCGTATTGCAAATGCCGTGGTAAAACGGTAGGTTCGTCCCCAACTTGTCTGTTGGTTTTGCCTTGTTTACGCCACTCTATAGGTTCTAGATCAGTAGCTTGTGCATAGCGCTGACTAAATTCCTGAAACGTAAAGGATCGATGTCTTAGAATTTGCGCAGCTATAGCTCTAGAAGTTTTAATCTCAAACGTACAAGACACGTGTTCAAAAGGCGACCAGTGCTTATGCTTAATAAGGTATCGTATAAGTTTCCAGCCAGTTTCCATGTTGAGCTGGTTAGTAGGATTACTAACTCGCGCAATATACACAATAAATTCTTCCGGGGTGAGTGGCTTGTCTAGTGTGTTAAGAGGCTTAGTAATAGCTATTAGTTTTGTTTGCATTTAATTAAAGAGAATTGTATAGCACCTTTCATACCTTTATACGTATTTTTAATTATAAAATTATATGGTACCTCGTCAATCTTTTGAGATACGCATAGCTCATTAAGGTCTTTATATTTGCCCAACTCTTTAGGCCATAAAAACACGTCTTTACCTTCGTCAATAAGTTGTTTTGTAATTTTATATGAACTTAAATCTATCCACTGATTGTCTAACACATAAATTAAATTATGCAGAGGCCAGACTGTTTGCAATAAACGTATTTGTTCCTCAGTTGGGCGTATGCCGGCTAATGCCACACTATTACGTAGAAACATAGCATCAATCGGGCCTTCTTGTAAAAAAATGTGCTCGATAGTGGTGTCTACTTTATCTATGTTAAAAACTCCTTTATCACTGTTAGTTTTAGAAAGATATTTTGCTATATCTTCATCTTGCTTATACAAAGCTCTAGACTGATAAAAAACTACCTTACCGTTAGTGTCGGGACTATAAAACGGAAACACCACTCTGTTTTTATGAACAACATCAGTTAAGCTTAACCACAAGCTCTTGGGTCTGTTTATAGCCGTATCAAGGCGTCTATTCTTAATAAAATTTAACGCATCTTTAATTATTTTATTTTCTTTATAAAAATGTATTTGATTGTTGTCAAATAAATTTATACTGTCGTAAGGTAGGGGGTTAGGGTTAATTTTTTTATAAAAATTAGATTTCTTAATTACCTCTTCTACAGTATCGGTATGTACATCAGCTTGAGCAAGGATCTCAGCAAACGAAAGCTGGGTCATATCTTTTACAAAATCTAACCCGTTTTTTGACTCCCCACAGTTATGACAGAATAGATGGTCGTCTGCAGTAATATAGTAAAATCTACGTTTTTTACCTGTGCTCTTGCCTTCGTGGCAGTATGGACATTCCCCGTTATAAGTATTCGTACCTTTCTTATGCAAAGGCCGTTTTACATAACGAAAAAACGTTTGCACCGTAAAGTTTTGCGGAATGATCATGACTAAGTAAAGTATATGGGGTACCCTAAAAATAACAAGTATTTTCAAGGAATTTACACTCCCATTAATAAAAATAAGTATATGGGCTCAAGCAACCCTGTGTACCGGTCTTCATTAGAAAGAGATTTTTTTCTGTTTTTTGATAATAACCCTAATGTTACTGCTTGGGTAAGTGAGGGCATCGTAGTGCCTTATTATTACGAGGTAGATAAAAAAGTACACAAATACTATATTGATTTAATAGCCGCTATTAAGGATACAAACGGCAATACCCAAAAATATTTAATCGAATTAAAGCCTTATGCCCAGACCCAGCCTCCGACTCCTAAAGGCAACAAAAAAAATTCAACCGTACTTTACGAAAGTTTAATGTGGCACAAAAATCAGAGCAAATGGAAAGCCGCGTCTGACTACGCGGCTAAAAAAGGTATGAAGTTCGTAGTATTAACTGAAAAATACCTTACAACTCATTAGGATCGAGTGGTTCGTCTCGCATATTTACAGCACGATCACTGTACCCGGTTTCTTCTTCTTCTCCAGCTTCAGGCTCGTCTTTAGATGTGCTTTTACGTCCAGGTTTTGCCTTTAGTCCGCGTGCTCGATACAATGCCTGGCGCATTCTATCATACTTTGCAGATAATTCTGCTTTCTTAAGCTCAGCCGCAGATGGCTCTGCTACTTCATCCCCAGCTGTATTTGATCTAAGAGTTGATAGCTCCTGCTTAATAAGATCTGCATCAGTATTGAGAATTTCTCCGGATTCTGCATCGGCAGCAATACGAGAAACCACATCTTCATCTGAAACTTGAGGATCGGCAGCAAAAATTTCGGCAACCTTAGCTTTTGTAGCTAGAGTATCAGGAAGCTCTCTAAAAGACACCCCTGCAGGATCAGCTGATGTAGGTTCTATCTCAACATCTGCAGCCGCAGGAGCTGCGGGTACTGCAGAAGTAGAAGAGCCGGAGCCTGTTTTTTGATTTAAAAACTCTTTACGAGCATACGCATAAGCAGTAGCAGGCGATAGTCCCTGTTTTTCAAGTTCAGCAGCGCGCTGTACGATGAACGGGTTTTTCGGCTTAGCCATTTCGCTAGCGACAGGTGTAAGGTTTTCAGCAATATAGTTAATAGCTTCGTCGAACTTCATAAGAGATAATGTAATACTTATCTTTTTTTAGGCAAGTTTTTTGGGGGTAATTTTTCGTCTAATCCTAGTCCTTTTGCAATCATTGCTTTTTCAATAATGTCCGCAGAGATCAACGAATCCTGTTCTCCAAAAAACTCGCATTTGTTATTAATATACATAGAGATCATCTGTATACGTTCGATGGGATTTCCTACGATAGGAATAATAGGGGGGGTATCGCTGTTATTAAATAGTTGCGTATTACGCGCCTCCCAAGCTCTATAAAAAGTATCAAACAACACATCAATCTCCGCTCTATATAATGGATCTATATCTCTCTGCTCTTTAGTGAGTAATGGTATATTATTTTTTTCTACTAATGGCAAGTAAAATAAAATAGAATATTCCGATATTGCATCTCTAGATTTAGCTATAGACTGATCAATAAAATCTTGATCGATATCAGACAGTCCTTTATCAAACAACCAGAGCGAATAAGCAATATTATCTAAAGGTGTGCGGTCGAATACCATTTTTTTCTTACCGTAATTCTTTTTAGCTTCATTTACCAAAAAATCTAAAATAAGCCCCTGAGACTCTTTAGTCCCGTTCTTATTAATAGGTAAGTTTTTTTCTCTGACTAAATCTCTATATGTTTTTTCCGGTCGAGATAGTTGCGGCCACTGAAGCAGCATATCTTCAATAAGTGTACTTTTGCCTATACACTGCGTACCTATAATACCTATTTTATTAAGTTTAACACTCATTCAATTGACTTAGGGACGTCTGTGTCGTTATCAACATAGTCTAGATGGGCATTTTCAGGCGGAAAGTAACCAATACCTTTTATAAAATACTCAAACTGTTGAAGAAGCTCTGTAATAGTTATATCTCCAGTTAATTCAACTGTCATTTTACGGGGAGTACCACAATGACCGGAAAAGTCGTTGGTGTATTCATTTTCGTAAATAAGTGTAATTTTAGATTTCATATAATTTCTTCAAGAATACCTAATACTTCGGCAGCAATTAGCAGACTACCGCCAACGAAAAAATTATTATTAATAATAAACGCACCCGCCCCGATGCGAAGCATACTTTTAACTAAGCTAATTCTAAGGTGCCATTTTGGATCTGGTGTATTCATATTAAACCTTTAATGCTTTGTCCCAGATTTGAAGGTGCATACGGTTACTGAACTTAAAACCGTACTTCTTACAGATTTCCGCAACAACAGGACCTACTTCAAGTAACTCCTTACGGGAACCGCACATAGGCATAATCCAGACAAGTTCACTCTTCAGAGCTACGTCTGGATTATTAATGTACTTTTCAAGTACTTCGTCAAGGTCAGATTCTTGCTTTGCAACAAACTTAAAGCAAGCGTGGTGTTTAGCAAGAAAGCGCAATACATCTGGCTTGAAGCGCTTCTCTTCAGGGTCTCCGTTCGAAGATAGTTTAGGAGAAGTTGTAAACGATACGCTGCACCCGATATCAAACCACTCCTTATCAGGCATAATAGTACCGTTGGTTTCAAAATCGATTTTTAAAACAGAGGCCTCTGGCAAAGGTACCATAAGGTCATGACTAGACATATCATAAAAGCCCCAGCGATCTCTAATAAACTTTACAAACTCAATAAGATTCTTTTGCTGAATAAAAGGCTCTCCGCCAGTAAGCTTAAGAATAGCTCCTTGCTTAAGCTTTTCGTGGTAGTCGTTCTTTTCGAACAACTGAGCAATCTCTTCAAATGTCATCCTGTTCTTCTTAGACCAGCTTACATAACTATCGCAACCAAAAGGAGCGTCTTCACTCTTAAAACCTATACAGGTGAGATTGCACATTGACAGTCTCATAAAGACTGAAGGCCAACCGATAAAGCGGCCTTCCCCCTCAAGAGTATAAAAGACGAAGTCGTCTGAAAGAAATAAAGTTTTATCAGCACTCATGACATATTATTAGTATACTTTTGATAAATTGCACTATTTTGTTCGTGCTCCCACACCTCTACTTTTTCACACCAGCATCTATTTTGAGTAATAGCTTTTACATGTCCATCGGCTGTTTCGCAGCAAAGCTCGGCGAACCGCTCAATACCTACCCCGTTAGGGAGTTCTACGAGCTCGATCATACCACGTTTTTCCATATCTCTAAACACTTCAATATCTGGATCTTTTTTCCAGACTACAGTCTTATGATCGAAAGTGTTTTCAAGTGCTCTCTTCAGCTCTTTAAGACCCCCGAAGTCGACTACCCAGTTATTTTTATCTAGCTCGTTACAGGTAAACCAGAATTTAGCCTGTAAACGGTAGCCGTGAATAAATTTGCAATGACTGGTTGCGTAAGGCTGACGAAATGCGCATGAACCAAGCGGTATAACTTTAGTAGAATAGAATTTACCCATACTGTATGGTATAAACTTTTTTAATTAAATCAAGTGGTCAATATGTCGTTCAATCCACTCTCCGAGTATATCAGGTCCAATATCTCCAGGGGAAGAAATAATAGCATTACTGTATTCACTTTCATTAAAAATATGTCTTTGTAAAGTTTGCTTTTCGCATTTACTTTCGAATTTTATAAAAATCGAAGATCTTTTATCTTTTATAACAGTATTACCTGCAATAGCAACATCTATACTTGTAAATTTAGTAAAATTTTTAAATTCACTATAATTTGAAAGAGTGTTTATAAATTCTCTCTTATTATTGTTTTTTTTAAAATACAAAAATATTGGTAAATCATTACTATCGTATAATTTATTTTTGTATTTAAGTACCACTTAATTATTTATATAATATAAGTATTATTTATGCAAAAGAGGCAGACTGGAAATAAGCTTATGGAAGTACCTATTACTGTTAATATTCCGCCTTCACCCCCGGCGTATGTACAGACTGTCGACCAACCAGGTAGTTTTACTAATTATCAAAATCAACAAGAGGCACGTCGGCAGTATGAAGTGGTTGTTGCATGTCTAGTGCTGGAAGCTGGTGGGGAAGGTAAAATAGGCATGGAAGCCGTAAACGAGGTACTGAATAATAGAGCTAAACAGAAATTTGGTAATGACGCAGTCTCTTCAAAGTATGCAGTAGCGATTGCGCCTAAGCAGTTTAGCTGTTTTAATGGCGGAACCGAATACGCGGTACAAGCTGCTAAAAAACATCCAAATTGGTCTACAGCAGAAAATATAGTAAAAGCTGCACCAACTAATCATACCAATGGTGCTCGTTATTATTATGCAAATCGAGGACGTAACGCAATAAAGCCTCCGTCTTGGGCGGCAGTATATTTAAAGCGAGGCGCAAAAACAGTGCAAATAGGTAATCACCTATTTTTATACGGATTTAAAGGTAATTAAAGGTTTTCCCCTAAATTCTTAATAATTTCTAACTGAGAATCTTTATTCTCTATTGTAGTTGGCAGAGTCAGGTCTTGTATAGCATCTGCAGACAGCTTACTTGGATCTTGCTGTACAGCCAATATAGCGTTTTTAGCCCAGGTTAGTAATTCAGTTTCCCAGTTCTTTAACTCAGCAGGAGATCTATTCACCTCTGCGTCTGCTTTAGGGTTAACCATATTTACTGGACCGCCGTCTTGAGGTAGACCCGCATCTCCACCTGCAGCAGGTGCTTTTCCTGGGGTAGCGCCTGGCCCCGCCCCTGGCACCGACCCAGGAGGCTGAGGCGCTTCTAATAGATTACGAAAAATACTTTCAGCTATACTATCAAATTTTTTCATGTAGTTGTAGGTGTTAATACGTTCTGTATAAGTCCTTGCAATTTAGCAGGGTCCTTAGAAACTGTTGCGAATTCCGGGTGCTGCATTAAAGCAGCTCTTAAAGCGTCATTATATTTTCTGTTTGCATTTTTAACATCAACCCCGGCAGTAGTTACTGCATCTCCAACCGCACTTGGATTAGGTGCTGAGCCAGTTTGCATGTCGGCAGATGCGCCGCCGCCGACGTTATCAACTTCCTTAAGGGTACGTTCTAGTAAATCTAAAAACCGACTCTTTTTCATATCATATATTTACGTCTTTTTTGTAATTTATCACTTGATTTTTATTTGCAATAAAGTAATATAAAGTGTCGTCGGGTTAAGGAGTACTCCATATACAGCATAGCCGTATATATAGGTTAGGACTCAGGAGCAAAGCTCCTTCGTCTCGGTCTTGCAGACCTTTTAAAAGAGCTCACTTCGTTCGCTCTTAATATTCTATATATATTATATATCCTTAGCAAATCCGTTTAGGGTTTATAGGTTGAATAAAGGGATTCTAGCTCAAATTTTAAGCAGAATTTTTTTATTTTATTAAGGCTGTATTTTGAATAATCTAAACTATATCTGAATTCCTTGAGTGACTGTGTTATTTCCGTTTTTACAGCAGTATTATTTAAATTGGGTACATCTTTACTCAGATAAAACGGTATCGGAAAGTATTTCTTTACTTCCTTTACAAACTTAAGCACATTTGGGTTTAATTCAGTTTCGTTAACATAAAATATAGTATTTTTCTTATGTTCGAAAGAACTATGTAGTTTGCACACGTGGTAAAGAGTAAAATAATTTAACAGTCTTAGGTAATCCTGTTTAGGAAGATCCTCTATTGTTATTGCCCCTAATTTATCTAATTCAGCCTTTAAAGATACAAGTATTAACTGTTCGACTTCAGTGAAGTCAACTAGATAGAGATTGTACTTTAGTTCCTGTATTTTCACGTAGTTTTAAAAGTAGAGCATCTGGAGCTCTGCCAATACGGCAGTTTATAATGCCGTTATAATAGCCTTCTTTTAACAAAACGTCAAGATCAAATTGCTTTTTTGCTTCATAATATGCAAGTTCAAACTTACTTTCGCAAAATTGTACTATCTGAAATGTAAATTTATCTTTACCGTACTTTTCAATATCTGCATTTAAGTCATTTGAAGATGAGGTGTAGGTTTTCCAATCAGTCTCAATATCGAAATGTCTTTTATTCTTGCGGCCTTTAAGCGGCTTAAGCTTTTTTACTGTTTTTATTTGTTTTTTACCTATATACATTTTACCGGTAACATTATTTGTAATAATGTAGATAAAGCCGTACGGTAATTTATGTTCGTCGACAGGGAGAGTAGTTGTCCAATGACCTAAATCCATTTCAGCCTATTTATAGACCTTTTGGAAACGTTCTACGTATTACTTTTGCTTTCTTTTTTTTCTTTTTACCTGAACCCCAGATGTTTCTTGCATCTCCTGGTGCGTAAAAATCTCCAGATTGGCCCGGTTGAGCCGGGTGAGCTTGTCCTGAACCAAAAGCCCCGGCTGTAGTGTTACCTGCTGCAGCCATTATATTTTCATATAACTGATCAAATTTTTTCATGTAGATTTATTGATAATGTATAGTATACTTATACAAATGGAAGAAGTATCTGAGCTTGAAAAGACTATTACTAAGTTCGAAGAAGAACTCCGTATGGATCTTAAGATGGATGAGCTCTCTTTAAAGGAGAAAGCGATGCTTGCACCAGTTATTAAGCATAAGTGGGTTGCCCGTACATCTCAGCATAAGAGAGCCTTAGCTAAACTACAGGCCCTGAAGAAACAAAAAATTAAATCAGTTTCTGGCGCGTCGCCAGTTGTATTGAGTAAGGCTTCCCTTGAGCTGCAAGTCAATAATTCTCCTGAAATATCTCAAATACAAAACAAAATAGAAGATCTCGAACAAATGATCGAATATTTAGAAAAAGTAGAAAAATTAACCAGCTCGTTAACATTCGACTATAAAAATGTGATAGAACTTCAAAAACTTGAGACCACATAATGCAGGTAAAGTTCGAATACGATCTTAAGAGAAAAGAAGTAAAAATTATATCTGATAATTTTAATCAGATAAAAGAATATTTTTCTGTAAAGAATCCGGGTGCTAGATTTGTAAGAGGCGGTCGTTTCATGCCGCAAAGAATTTATGCTATTACGCCTTCTGGCTATTGCGGGGTAGGACTAATACCTGAAATAGTAAAATATTTAAAAACGCTTTCGGTACCTTACGAGATTGCTTTCGATCAAGAGCTTACCAGGCTTTATAACAATTTAAAATTTCAAATACCTACCAGTTACCCTAATATTAGGGAGTTGGTCAGTGAGTATCAATTAAGAGATTATCAAAAAGAAGCCGTAAACAGCGCGTTGAATACAGGTTACGGTATAATAGAGCTTGCTACCGGTGGTGGTAAGACTTTTATTATTGCTAATTTAGTCTATACCGCAACTCAACTTATTTCTGAAAAAGAGAGAGTACTAATAGTGGTACCGGATATAGGTCTAGTAGAGCAGACTTATAAAGATTTTGTTAGTTATAATTTTCCTATGGACCAGGTGACTAAGTGGTCTGGTAATAACGAGCTAAATTTAAATGCACGAGTAATAATTGCGAATTTAGGTATACTTCAAAGCGAAAAGTCAGATCTTTCGTGGTTTGATGAAGTCGGTCTTTTAATAGTTGATGAGTGCCACAAACTTCGTAGAGGTAATAAGGTATGTAAACTTATCGATAAAATACCTACACTTAGACGTTTTGGTTTTACTGGTACACTACCGGAAAACGATATAGATACCTGGAATATTAATAATTTTATCGGGCCTGTTATCTTTAAGAAGACTACAACAGATTTAAGAGCTGCAGCTGGTGGGGAGTATATCGCAAACGCCCAAGCTTTGTCAATACATCTCGAATACGATTATAAGCCGGACTATACTGCAGTTGGATCAATGCAGAGATATATGCTTGAGCTGGACTTTATTCATAATAGTGAGTTCAGACAAAAAATAATTAAAAGTGTGGTAGGTAAATTACCTAATAACTGTCTTATACTAGTAGATCATATAACTCATGGGGTTAATCTGTTTAGTGCTTTGTCTAGTATATCTGGTAAGCAGGTATATTTTATACAAGGTAGTGTTGAGGTTGAAGAGCGTCGTAGAATCCAGGAGTTAATGGAGAAGAATAATAACATTATTTGTATAGCAATAAGCAAAATTTTCTCTACTGGTATTTCTATTAAAAATATACATTATATTATGTTTGCTGCCGGCGGTAAGTCTAAAATTAAAGTACTACAATCGATAGGTAGAGGATTAAGAGTGCACGAAAATAAGGATGTATTAACCCTTATTGATATAGTAGATGAGCTCGTATATGGCGGAAAACATTTTGCAAAACGTAAACAATTTTATGAAATTGAAAAAATCAAAATTACCAAAAAAACCGTCTCAGAGCGTAGCCTCTCCTAAGCCTAAAAAACCTCTAAGTGAGTCTGCTAAGGCTAAAAAAATCTATTACGTAAATCCTAAAGAATTTACTGAAGAACTTAGAACATATTATGAGACTAATGTTATAAGTGATAATCTCGCTATAATGATACGTAACATTGCTTACGGATTAGCTCACGCTTCTAATTTTATTAATTACACTTTTAAAGAAGAGGCTATAGGAGACTCTTTGATTAACATGTTTAACGCCTTGAAAGAAAAAAAATATAATTTTGATAAAGGTTTTAACCCTTTTTCTTATTTTAATTCTATTGCATTTAATTGCTGGAGATCTAGAATTAAAAAAGAAAAGCGTATGAGAGATACTTTAGCTGCATATCAAGAAGAAGTGTATAGTGTAATCGGTCCGCAGGTAGGAGTAGATGACCCAGTTAATCCGCTATCAAAGAATGCAAATTAAACTAAAAAATTCAGAAGTAGGTATATTTTCAGATCCACACTACGGAGTACACCGCAATTCCGAGGTATGGCATAAAATCGCTTTAGACCACGCTAAGTGGACTGCTCAGCAATTCAAAGAGCGCGGTATTCAAGATATTATTATACCAGGAGATATTTTTCATGATCGCAACGACATTGCTGTTAACACTCTTCATGTTGCTACTGACATATTCGATATATTCAGCAACTTCAATATCATTATTACAGTCGGTAATCACGATGCTTATTATCGTGACAATTCTAGCGTTAATTCCGTCTCCATTCTTAGAGGCTGGACTAATATTACTGTTATTGACTCTCTTCAAGTTGTTGAACTTCACGGAGCGAAAATAGCTTTTTGTCCGTGGGGCCAGAATATTGAAGAGGTACCTGAATGTGATCTTATAGTTGGCCACTTTGAAATTAATAGCTTTAAAATGAATTCGTACAAGGTATGTACGAATGGACTTAAAGCGTCAGATTTAGTCAATAGAGCGAAGCTTACTATTACTGGTCATTTTCATCATAGAGATGAACGCAAATATAATGATGGTACAATATTGTATGTAGGTAGTCCCTATCAACAAGACTGGGGTGATTTTGGCACTACTAAAGGTCTGTATATTTTAGATTTAACTAATTTAAAATACGAATTTATTGAAAATAATATTTCACCTCGGTATATGAGATTGCGTTATACCGAACTTACAAACGGTACCTACACTTCTGACACTCTTAAAGCTGCTCTGACTAATAATATTGTTAAATTCATAGTGGATCAAACTGTTGAACCTGTTAAGTTAGATACAATAATACGCAAATTGGTAACAATTAAACCTACTGAGTTTACAATTGAGCACGATGTTACAGAGCAGAGCAAACTCAATATAGAAGAAGCAGCTAATAAAGAATTTAATATTAGTATAGAAAAATCTATAGAAGAATTTATCGACCTAATGGACGTTAAGGAAAAAAATAAAGTAAAGCTCTATATTTCAGACTTATACACCCGCGCATCTAAATTATGAAAATATGTATACACTCTAATCAATTTGATGGAAGAGGTACAGGTAAAACTCCGTATGATTACGGATTAGCCTTAAGAGATATTTTAGGCCATGATGTATGTTATATGACTTCCATGCAGAGTAAAAACGAGGGATTACACCGTATAGCTAAGGAGTTTCCGGTTTACATGTACCCCGGGAAAGCAGATGTTAGTCCATCATCTGAGGTTAAAACTCAAATTGAGCAATTAGTAGATCAACATAAAATTGATTTTATACAAATGCTTAAATACGGTACTAACGATAAAGTAACACCCACTAACTGTAAGACAGGAATACACTATGTTTTTAATGGAGCTGAGCCACACGGAGATGTCTACGCAGCTGTATCAGAAAATTTAGCTAAAAAATTTAATAAAACAGATTACGTACCGCATATAATACGCAAATTAGAACCTACTAAAGACATACGAGCAGCTTTAAATATACCCAAAGATGCTTTAGTAGTAGGTCGTCATGGTGGATACGAAACCTTCGATTTACCGTTTGTGTGGGAAGCCGTGGCTGAAACAGTTAATAAACGTAAAGATATTTATTTCTTATTTCTTGCAACTAAGCCGTTTATGCAACACGAAAGAGTGTTGCATTTTGACTGGGTCCCTGATGAACGTGGTATATATAATTTTATACATGCTTGCGACATTATGCTGCATGCACGTCATATGGGAGAAACGTTCGGGCTATCAGTAGGAGAGTTTGCAGCTTGTAATAAACCGGTTATGACCTGGCACGGACTAGGCCATGGATTTTATGATACTGCACATATTGATCAACTTAAAGGTAAAGCTATACAATATAGACTTGGCCACGAAATAGTCGATTACCTTACTAATATTAAGCCAGCTGATTTTTCAGGTACTAATTGGGACACGTTCACAGAGACATTTAGCGATTATAATGTAATTAAACGTTACGAAAACGTATTTTTAAAATGAAAATTGGGGTAGGCATAATTACTTGCAATAGACCAGAGTATCTATTGAATCTTTTAAAAACTATACCTATTGATCGGATATCTCATCTTGTTGTAGTTAATGATGGGGACGAAAAGAATAAGCACGATCTAAGATATCCAGGTGTGTGGGTACAAAATGAAAAGAATTTAGGAGTGGGTAAATCTAAAAATAAAGCTATGAAGCATCTTTATGATAAGGGATGCGACTATATTTTTATTATTGAGGATGATATGCTTATTAAAGACGAAAACGTATTTTACAGGTATATTGAAGCATATTCTCAAACTGGTATACATCATTTTAATTACGGTCCAGGCTCACCATTTAACCGTAAACAAAAAATACAGTTTGATCTACATAACAGACATCTTTTAGACCAAAAAAGTCCTGTTAATCCTAAACTTATAGTCGAATACCCTAATAATGTTAAAATTGCACTGTATGAACACACTGTAGCGATGTTTTCATTTTTTACTCGTACTGTACTGGAAAGAGTAGGCTATATAGATGAACAATTTTATAATGCATGGGAACACGTCGATCATACATATCGTATTGCTTTGGCCGGTTATCATCCTCCGTTCTGGTGGTTTGCTGATATAGCTGATAGTGAAAAGTATTTAGAAGAAGCTCCTGGTGCAATTGACAACTCTTCTATTGCTAATAAGACTGAGCAATGGCAAAAAAATGTGTATGGTGGTAGAGAGCTTTATAAAACAAAGCACGGTCACTACCCAAATGAACCTAAGTCGTATAACTTAAATCAGGTTATCGACATATTAAAGAAAATAGAAAAACGCAAATGAACGAAATAGTCACATACGGACAAAATTATTCCCTCAATGACGGGATTAAAAAGTTTATTGATTCTGCTGTTAAAACCGGCGCCAGCGTTGTTGTATTGACGAACAATGTTAAGCAAGACGTAAAAGACTACATACTACAATATAAGAACGCCCGCTGTGTAAGTGCAGAAAAGATTGCTAAGACTTATAATGTAGACTTAAACCTTTCCCCCTACACTCTTAAAGTTATCTTTTTTTATCTTTACACTAAGCACCTATCTCATGCAGATAATGTATTTTTATGTGATTTTACCGACGTATATTTTAATAGAACAGTATTTGATAGAGAGTATACTAAACCGGTAGTGTTTGGGGAAAACGTATTAATTGAAGCTTGCCCGACTAATACTACCTGGATTAATGTATGCTACAATCAAGATATTTTTAATCTATTAAAAAATTACGAAATTATTAATGGAGGAGCTATACTTGGACCTAAAGATAAATGTGCCGATTTGCTTAAAGAAATGTGTGCTGATATATCGGTAATACTTGGCCGTACTGGTAATTACCCGAATATTGACCAAGCTATTCTTAACAAGGTTGTGCGGTTTGATTATTATCGTTATGAAGTAGGTTCTAAAAATATTGTGCTTAATTTAGCTCAATATAAAGAGCTTAGAAAGTGGAGCAAAGAAAACGTTCCAGCTGTTTTTCACCAATATGACGGACACCTCGATGTAGAAAGGTTTATAAATGAGCAAAGTTGATGTAATTATTTTATCTTTAGCAAATGATGAGACAAGCTTTCATACCACTAAACGCTGTGTAGATTCTTATCTTGATACCGCTAATGAACTTATTAGACAAATTTTTGTAATTGAGTCTTACAAGGATTTTAACAAAAATTATGGTAATGACAAAGTACAGGTAATTATTCCACCGTATGAATTTAATTACAATCAGTTTTATAACATTGGTTTAAGTCATTGTACCGCCCCCTATGTTATGGGTCCTAATAACGATTTAATTATACAGGAAAACTGTGTACAAAATATTGTTAAAGAATTTGAGTCTAATCCAGATATAAGTTCTATTAGCCCCGTAGACAGAGAATGGCATCGCCACACTAAGCTCTATTTACCTAATGATAGTAAGCTTTATTATGGATGGGAAGTATCTTTGCATATGTTCGGTTGCGTATTTTGTGCGAGAAGAAGCGTATTTGAAAAGATAGGCTATCTAGATGAACAGTTTTATTTCTTTTATCAAGACAATGATTATGTTTACTCTTTAAGAGCTAATAACTTACTACACGGGGTGTTAACAAGTGCGCGAGTTAAACATAAGTCAGGCGCTACTTCTCCTAAAGGGCCTACCCGCTGCAAGTATACTCCGCATAATATGAACACTCAAGGAGATATACTAGGTCGTAAGTGGAATAGTGAGCCTTTTAAGTCAGGTGGTTATATACCTTATAAAAAATACGTAATGTAATGAATATTTCATTTTTATACGCAAGATTACCTAAAGATGTTTGGAATACATCTATAGCTTTGCAGAGAGAATTTGAAGCAGCTGGTCATAAAACTAGATGCTATTCTTCAATGAATTTGCAAGAACAGTATACTGAAGACGGTTTAAAAGAACTCTTGCAAGAAGCTAGACGCGGTGATTTTATACCAAATGTTATCATTAATTTTGATTACGGAATGTTTAAAAGCCCGCTTTTAAACAAACATCAGTTTCCGTATGCTAAATGGGTACTCGAATCCGGAGACGATCCGCAAAGCTTTGGTTACAACTTTCAAAAAGCTTTTGCAGGCAATTTTGACGCTATTCTATCTCCCGATATAAGATGCTGTGAAGATTATAATCGTAGAGGCTTTAAATGTTATTGGTTCCCTCACTTTGCTGATACTGCTATGTACCCTAAAGAGGTATACGACATACAGCCCGACCTAGATGCAGTTTGTACCCGTAGCAAGACTGATAAATTCTTTCAACAAGTAAGAGAAAGACTGGGTAACAGATTTGACACCACCAGCGGGTTGCACGCATTAGAGCATTCTGCGTATTTACGTAGAGGTAAAATCGTGCTGCAGAATAGTCAATACAAAGAAATTACCCGTCGCTTGTTTGAAGGTATGTTAGCTAATAGAATGGTTATTGCTGATAGACCAGACAAAGGTACCTGTATTGAACAAATATTTACTGAGGGTAAAGAAATTGTTTATTTTGATACCTTAGACGATCTTATAGACAAAGTAAATTACTATACTAATAACGAGCAGGAGAGGCTAAAAATTGCGCAAGCAGGCTTTGACAAAGTGTCAAAACTACACACTGCTGCAGCTAGGGTTAAATCATTATTAATGATACTATGAAAATTTTATTTTTAACTAAAGGGGATCACGTAGACTATCAAAACGATTGCCTGTTGATTGGTCTTAGAGAATTAATCGGAGCAGACGTTGTAGACTATAATAAACAACTTCATAATTACGATACTTATTCTCCAGAAGCGGCATTAAAATTATACGGTAAAGGTATGACCGTTACTCGAGTACTACCTGATATAGCAATTGATCGTACCGATATAACATCAAAAATTAAAAACAAATATTATGATTATATTGTGTATGGTCATATATGGAGATTTAACGGGTACTTAAAAGAAATACTAAGCATATACCCAAAAAATAAAGTAATCGCAATAGATGGGGAAGATGAAGTAAACATACACCCTTCTTACGGTAATTTACTGTATTTTAAAAGAGAAATTGATGGCAATAGATACCCTGATTTGTTTCCTATTGCTTTTGCAATGCCTACGTCAAAAATTAACTTTAATGCTAAAAAGACTCAAGACCTTGCGTATATTACTCCTTTAGACCGTAGTACATACATATATAATAATGAAAAAGACTATTATGCAGATTACGGTCGTTCAAGATTTGGTGTTACCACTAAAAAAGCTGGCTGGGATTGTATGAGACATTATGAAATACTCGGTAACGGCTGCATACCATATTTTCCAGATATCGACCGGTGCCCGACTAATACAATGTCCTGGTTTCCAAAACGTATATGTGTTAACGTACTTGACAGTATTATAGATAAACGACCGCTTGAAAAAATATACGAAGATTATGCGGAATTATTTCGTAATTACACATTGAACCAGCTTACAACAATTAAACTAGCAGAAAAGTTTATAAATTTCGTTAATTCTGCAAAGTAGAATAATTTGCAAAAGCGACTACTATAGAGCAATGCAGTATGTTCACTTTAAGACGGTTCGGATAGTTAATTTTCTCTCTGTTGGCAAAAAGCCGGTTGTAATTAATTTTAAACCGGGGCTTAATATCATTACAGGTAAGAATTATGATAAGAGTGATCGGGCTAATGGAGTTGGCAAGTCTACAGTAGCAGATGCAGTGTACTTCGCACTTTACGGGTCAACTATAAGAGAACTTAAGAAGGAGAACATTGTTAATAACCTCTTTCCTGACGACGTCTGCGAAGTAGAGCTTGAATTCTTTGTTGAAGAAAACAACACTAAGACTGAGTATAAAATTGTACGCACTCTTAATCCTACTAAATGTTTTCTCTTCGTGGACGGAGAAGATAAGACCCGTTCAGGAGTACCTCAAACTACCGAATTTATTACAGATATTATTAACACCTCGCCTGAAGTCTTTCAGAATAGTGTTATAATGACTATTAACAATACTGTGCCGTTTATGGCGCAAAAGAAAATAGAAAAGCGTAAATTTATCGAAGGTATACTCGGTTTAGAAGTGTTTAGTAACATGCTTTCTATAGCGCGTTTTGATTTTAACGAAACAAAGCGTAATTTTGATATTGAAACAAGTAAGTGTGATGAAATAGAAAGATCTTTAGCTGAAATTTTAAAGCAAAGAGAATCTGTTGAAGAAAACCGCAAAAAACGTAAAGATGTACTACTCACTCGTCAGAATAATAACGAAAACGAACTTGGCTTACTTAATGAAAAAATATCTAAGTTTGAACCGGTAGATGAAGCTGCTAAGAAAAAAATAGAAGAAGATATTAAAGCTTTAACTGAAGCAGATAAAGCATTAACTGTAAAAATTGATAAAATTAATAAAACCCTTACAGAAGCCAATACGTATGTAAAGATTAATAATGACCGTCTCAAAAAACTAAAAAAGGTAGATAGTAAATGCCCTCATTGCGGTAAAGATCTTGCCGAGGCAGCAAATACTCAATACGAAAAAGATAAAACCGAGTGTCAGAACGAAATCGCGAAATACACTTCCGTAGTTGACGAAAACACTCCTTCTTTAAAAGACGTAAAAGACAAAATTACTAAAGTCGAGGACGCTCTTAGTAAAATGCAGCGTAAATTTAATGACTTTGCTATACGCAAGAAAGAATATGAAAATATATCCTCTCGAGTTAAGCAATTACAAGTATGGCAAGATCAACTCAAAGTAGATCTGGAACAACTGAACGTAGAAGACAATTCTTTTAACAACAATATCAAAGATATACAAAACCGTATCGATACTAGTAAGCTCGCGATAGTTGAACTACAAACTAAAATTGATATTATTGAAACAGCAAAGTTTATAACTTCAGAAGAAGGTGTAAAGTCGTTTATAGTCAAAAAAATTCTAGAAGTACTTAACATACGGCTTGCGTACTATCTTAAAAAGCTTGAAAGTAATAGTATTGTTACTTTCAACGAGTTTTTTGAAGAAAGAATTACTAACGAGCGCGGGGTTGAATGCAGTTATTTTAACTTCTCCGGGGCAGAGCGTAAATCTATAGACCTTGCAATGTTGTTTACGTTTCAAGATATCCGCCGTGCTCAAGCTAATGTGTGGTTGAGTGTTTCTATGTTCGATGAACTGCTAGATTCATCTTTAGATGAGAAGGGCATTGAAATGGTATTAGATATTCTTAGAGAAAGAGTTGAAAAGTACCAGGAGGCAGTGTATGTAATATCGCACCGTAAAGAAAGTATGAAATACTGTACAAATGGCGAAATAGTCTTCCTCGAAAAGAAAAACGGTATTACTACCCGGTCAAACGATTTTACAAATGAATAATTTTATATATGGAGCACCAGCGTTACCAGTAGGAGCGCCTGCGTTTGGAACCCCAGTGAGCTTACCCGCTCAGCAGCCTGCACAACATATGCCGCCAGGTGCAGCTAATCAAGCTATTAGTTTTGCTGCAGACCATGGCGGTTGTGGTTTTTGGCGTATACATTGGCCGGAATCTATTATCAACTCTTCAGGAGCTGGTATAGTTACTAACTCAACAATGATGTTACTGGATTCCCGGTATTATCAAAACGTAAAATCTGTAAAAATACAGCGCCAAGTAACACCACCGCAACTTGAATTTACTAAGTTCTTACGGGATGTTTCTAATAAAACCAATAAGTTTAAAATATATTATGAGATTGACGACGTTATCTTTCCCGAAGATATACCGATTTATAATAAATCTCGAGAAGCATTTGTAGATCCTGTTGTTGCAAAAACTGCTATAGAGATTATTAAACTTTGTGACTATATTACCTGCCCGACTAAGTTTATGGCAGATTATTACACAGAAAAAACTGGTGTACCTGCAATAGTATTGCCGAATTACATGCCTAAATTTTGGCTGGATCGTTTTTATAGCAAATCTAAGACTGTTGAAAATTTTGATAGAAACAAAAAACGACCACGCGTGGGTTACGTAGGCAGCCCAACTCACCTAAACATTGCTAACGTACCCGGTGCTGTAGATGATATTGGACCGCATTTAGAGAATATACGCAAAACAGTTAAAGACTTTAAATGGGTGTTTATGGGTGGTTACCCGCATGCTTTACAGGATTTAGTACGGTCTGGAGATATTGAATATGTGCCTTGGAAGAGCTTGTACGAATATAGCTATGCTTACGATGCATTAAATCTTAACGTTGCTATAGCTCCATTACAAAACAACAAGTTTAATTTGTCAAAAGCACCGATTAAATACCTTGAAGCTGGTGCATTAGGTATACCTTGCGTGTGCCAAGACTACGCACCGTATAACACTGATCCTATTGCACCTCTTAGATTCAACACATCTAACGAGATGATGGATATTATTAAAAAACTTACAAGTAATCGTCAGTACTATCTTACCGAATCGGATAAAGCACGTAAGACCGCATCTCAATATTGGTTGGAAGATCACATTGAAGAGCATATTAAAGTTTACTTTCCTTCTTGATTAGTTCGTAATAAGATACACAATTATTGTGTGTACCGTAACATTTATTATAGTTCGAGAGAGGGTCTAGCGTACCTTTTTACTTGGGATGAAAACGGCGATCGGGTTGTAACTAAGACCCCTTATCGTCCGTATTTCTACGTAGAAACCAACTTAGACGCTTTTGATGCAGTTTCTATTTATAATACTAAGCTTAAGAAGAAGGAATTTAAGAATGGGTATGAACGTAATCAAGCTGCTCAAGACGGCGCAATAAAAAGGCTCTATCATAATATACAGGTTGAGCAGCAGTTTCTTATCGAAAAGTACAAGGATCTTTACGACAAGCCTGAATTTTCTAAAGACCCGGTTAAAGTTTGTTTTCTAGACATTGAGGTGCACAGCCCAGATGAATTCCCAGAAGCAAAGGACGCAAAGCACCCTATTAATCTTATTACGATTTACGATAATCTGTCTAAGACCTTTTACACCTGGGGCGCTAAGGCATATAAGCCTAAAAAAACTAATGTAGTTTATACTGAGTGTGAAAGCGAAATAGACTTACTAGATAAATTTTTAGACTTCTGGGAAAATGGTTATTACCCGGATATCCTGTCTGGGTGGAACACGGACTTTTTCGACTTTCCTTATCTTATTAACCGCATTACTAAACTACGTGGAGAGAGCGCAGCAAAACGTCTTTCACCTCTTAAGAGTCTTTGGTGTCGCAAAGGAATCTTCGTAAAGGGTCAAGAACTAGACCGCTGGTATATTCACGGTATATCAGCAATGGATTACCTTGAAGTTTATAAAGGTTTCGCTCGTGGACTACTTGAGTCTTATGCGCTTAACTTCGTTGCACAGCACGAATTAGGTGAAGGTAAGCTAGCAATTAACGCTACTAACCTAGCAACTCTATCTGAGACTGACTGGGATAATTTCGTAGACTATAACATTCAGGACGTTGATCTGTTAGTGCGAATGGAGAACAAATTACAGTTCTTTAAGATTATTCGTATGCTTGCGTATAAAGGGCTTACGAGCTTTGAAGCAGCCCTAGGTAAAGTATCTATTGTTACTGGTTGTGTTGCATTGGAGGCTTACAAGCACGGTCTGGTTATACCGACCTTTGTTGAAGGGCCTACAAGAGAAGCTATTGAAGGTGGATATGTAAGAGACCCAGAAAGAGGCTTAAAGACGTCTATTGTAAGCTACGATGCTAATTCTCTATACCCTAATACCATTATCACACTTAATATCTCTCCTGAAACAAAGGTAGGTAAGATAAAACAAAAGGATGAAGATAACACCGTATTACTATTGACCAGTGGTAAAGAATACAAATTACCTAATGACAAGTTTGAAAAATTCTTAGAGGTAGAAAAGATAGCTATATCCAAAGCAGGCGTACTGTACACTCAAAAGAAGAAGGGGGTTGTACCTTCTCTGATTGACGGTCTTTATAGCGAACGGGTGAAAAATAAAAATCAGTATGTTGAGCTCAAGAAAAAGCTAAGTAAGATAGAAGCAGATACGGATGACTACAAAACGTGTAAGTTCAATATGGAGCGGGCCGACACCATCCAACACGTCATCAAGATTCTACTCAATTCTATTTACGGTGTTTTTGCTAATAAGTTTAGTCCTATTTGTGATAGTGATCACGCCGGTAGCATTACTCTCACTGGTCAGTCTGTGGTCAAGCAAGCGTCGGTCATCTTAGACACCTATGCAAAAGAAAGGCATGGTATTGATACATCCTTGACTATATATGGAGATACTGACAGTACCCATGTAACTATACAACCTATTGTTAACAAGCTTAAGTTAAAGTTGTTTGAAAATAATAAAGTTACTCAGGAAGGGTTGGATCTTATCGATAAAGAAATCGGTACGTATCTTAATGCTGAGATCAAGAAGTGGTCTGCTTCCGAATTTCGCTCTATTGATCCTCGTTATTTCTTTAAAAGAGAATCTATTTGCGATGTAGGAGTGTATCTACAAAAGAAGCGTTATATCATACACGTCTTAAATGATGAAGGTGCAGACGTTAATAAGTTTAAGTACGTAGGAGTTGAAATTGCGCGTTCGACTACACCTAAAAAAGCTAAAGAATTAATTAAACAGGTAATTGAGACTTCTTTGATCGGACAAGATCAAAATAAAGCTAATAAACTTTACAAGGAGGTTTATGATAAGTTTAAAAGTCTCTCAGTAGATGATATCGCAATACGCGGGGGTCTGAGCGACCTCGAAAAGTACGAGAGTAAAGCTAACGGCTTTAAAATCGCTACTGGTACACCTAATCACGTAAAAGGCGCAATCTGGTACAATCAATTACTCAAGCATCTAAAGTTAGAAACCAAATACGAACGCATTACTTCTGGCGGTAAAGTTAAGAAGATTTATATTGCTCCTAACAAATATAATATTGATACTCTTTGCTACCCGGTGAGTTTTCCTCCTGAATTTAAACATTTTGAAGTAGATTATGTCGAAATGTTCGATACAATTATTAAACCGCCTGTACTTGCTGTTTATGAAGCAGTAGGGTGGAGACTGCCTGATGTTAATAACGAAACCGAAGTAGACCTATTTGAATTTTTCTCATGATTAAAATTTCTCACGAATCCCCTCTTAGTATGCTCGATATTTCTCGTACATACAATGATTATGACTACGCTTTAGTACATCTCTTTGAAAAGCACCCTAGCTACTATCAGTTCTTCGAAGACAGTCTCCGTCAAGGTCGTACAGTGCTTCTTGATAATTCTATTTTCGAGCTTGGTACAGCTTTTGATAGTCATAAATACATGGACTGGATTAATAAGCTTAACCCGTCTGAATATATTATTCCAGATGCTCTGGAAGATTGCGATGCAACTATTGCTAAAGCAAAATCTTGGATGGACTATAATGCTTACCATATCACCGCTCAATCCAAGAGAATCGGTGTAGTACAAGGTACAAATTATGGTGAACTAGTAAAGTGTTACACGGTTTTAGATAAACTAGGCGTAGATAAGATTGCTATTTCTTTTGATTACTCTCACTACCTAAGGGAGTTTCCGTATAAT